AGAGGTGTCAACCAGAACTTCAAGAGTGCGGCGTAACCGTCAACCGGATCCTTCCTTTTAAGAGGGATCTGGACGAGGCCCTTTGTTTCGGGCCTCTGCAGAACAGGATTCCATCTCTGGTACTCCTGCCTGTCTTGTCGATCATGCCACCCTAACGCTCCACTATCATGGCGAACGAGCGGGAGCTGCCTTCTCAAGCAGTCTTCAACCCATTCGCGTAATAGTGTGCTCATTGAGTAAAGTCCTCGCAACCAAGCTTGGTTGGAGAGGGATACCCAGTGGGCAATAACGTCAGGCTCCCTTATAGAGGGTTTGGCTGGGCAATGCCGTACATATAACGGGGTCACTTCGTAACCCCGGTATGCATCGACACCGCAACTTTCCCTAAAGTTTCCTTTAGAGAAGGTTTTCTTCTCGTTGACTTTTAAACCGACGAGAGAGATCCAGTCTGCCACCTGATGCACGTGCTCGGTAGGTACGATGATGTCATCACCGTACACCCGAACACGTCTGGAGACGCGCTCTATTTCCTTGTAAGATGGGAATTTACTAGACCCATCTATGATCGCTGCGATCGCTAGACTTGCGAAAACAACGCTCTGTACAGGGAACGTAGTAGCGTTACCCATACCTGCGTACTTCCTTAGTTCAGAATGGTAGTTACCATCTTTGAACCGAGGTGAGCGACTACGGATCAGCCAGGATAAAAACCTTGGTCTAAACCGGAACACCTCTTCTACTATCTTCACAGATAGTAGATCGGATGCCGATTTAAGGTCCATAGTAGCCCATACGCCGGTAAGGGAGCCGATCAGCGCTAACTTTTGGTTATGCGTCTGATCGGTTAAGTCCAAGCAGTTACGAAGCACGGAACAACGTGATATGTTATCACGTAAGACCGTGTTGAGGCCTTGTTGGACAAACTGTCTAACAACGGGCTCAATGGTGATTGTCCTTCGTGAAGTCGATGACTTCAAGACGGAAATCAGCTTGGACGTATCTCCAGAGACTCCGTATTCAGAGCTATTCGATGAGTCGGCAAGACCGTGAAGCTCATAAGCAACACAGTCAAACCCAAGTTCATCGAGCACGAGCGAATGCTCGAGCAACGACTGCCACTTCTGGTTAGTCGATATAGATTCGAATACGGCTCCAGGCCCGTGTTTGCAGGGTAACTCCCGTTC